TCTTGATGGCCTCCTTGAAGAAGAAGGGCGGGTTACCGCAGCGGATACGCTCGTTGGTCAAATCAGCGAGGGAGAACAGCTTAGAATGGATCACAACCACGATCTTGTTACTGGCTTTTCTGAGTTCCTGTGCGCTATGGGTGCTCAATATATTAAAGCCTTTATGAAGGGTTCTGGGCAGATTCTGGATGGTGCTAGGCAGGTAACGATGGATGAGCTTTGGTCAGTTCATAGTTATGCGGGTGACTACAACCCGATTCACGATCATGGCACCCAAACGATCATGGGCATAAGCTGCACGACTTGGACTAAAGTGCCACCGCAGATCATACAGGGGCCAAGGCCCGGATCTGAAGAATACGGGCTGTATAATGCCTCTGGTGAGTCTGATGGGTGCTTGTGCTTTAACTACGGACAGAGCAGTACATGGGATAGAGAGCGGCTGAAGCCTACTCAGAATGTCGTAGTGAGGCCGCAGGTGGGACGTTTATATATGTTTCCATCGTGGATGCAACACATGGTCTACCCCTTTAGAGGCGAAGGTGAACGCCGCACTGTAGCGGCTAATTTGAATTGCTTCCCACAGGAGTTAACAGCATGAGTTTAATTGAAATAGTAACTACGCTGACTACGCTGTCAGTAATCGCATCTGCCGTGTGTGCCGCAACACCGACGCCGAAAGATGACGCATTTATGGCAAAGTACATCTACCCTGTGATTGAAGCATTGGCTTTGAACATTGGTAAAGCAAAAGAGTAACCATGAGCTATCTGATGATGGCAGAGGAATGGGACTTGGATAAAGGCGACAAAGCACTGCAGGAAATCAACACCCATGAGCGTGAGTGTGCGTTGCGCTATGAGCGTATTGAAGAGCGTCTTAAGGATGGCTCTAAGCGTTTTGACAGGCTGGATGAAAAGATTGACCGCTTTGGCAATAGGCTGTGGTGGATCATTGGATTAATCGTTGTGAGCATCTTGGTGCCACAGTTTTTAGGAGGTTGATATGAGTGATGGAACAATCAAAATCCCGACATGGGCGTTGCCTATTGGCGCTGCTGCACTGTCCGGTGCGATGGTCTGGGGTGCTAGTCAAGCACAAGCACAGGCCACACAAGAAGAAGTAGACCGCATAGAGGCTGCTGTCGTTGATGTGGTCGAGGAACAACAAGCAACGGGAAAGTTAGCAGCAGTAAATGCGAGCAAAATCGAGGCTATCGTCGATTCATTAGCGGAGCAGTCGGAAACAGCGAAGGCGTCGGACGCGAAGCTACAGCAACTGATCGAGATAATGCTGAAGCAGAACTAGAGTATGACCCAGCCAATCCGAATCTATTTTGTGATTTAAGGGAATGGCGCATGTTAGAACTAGTCAACCCGCCTCAGTATCGCCACTGTATTGCTATGGAGTGGATGCGCTATAACCACCGTCAGTGCGAATATGGCGCTCAGATTTATGTGCAAAACACCATGTCTCGCGTGCTGGGCACTGCTCACCAAATTGATGTAGAACTACTGTCTTGGGATCTTGTTAAACCTGCGGCTGTAAGAACCCAAGCTGTGAAGAAAAAGCGGAGGCTGTAATGGAGATAGCACCGTTTCCAAATAGCGTTAACGTGCCCTATCGCGGTATCGACCAGTTGCGCGACGCTTACCGCATTGATCAAATATCTCGCAACACGACCAAAGAGATAGCAGCGATAACTCGTTACAGCGAACTTGTGTATGAGTATCGTAGCGGCGAGATACATACCTCAACGCTCAAAGTCACGCGACAAGATTATTTGGATCTTGAAGTATGAGCATGATGATTTTTGTTTTGATTATTCTTGAGCGGGGCGAACCCACCGGACAAGAGTTTTATTTTCAAGAGTTGACAAGCTGTCTTGAGTACAGTAACGCGCTCAATGCACAGTCTGTTGGTAGCATCAACCAACTTCTTAGTAACAACCGATACTTTTCAACCTATTGTGCAGTACGAGAGATACCTACGGCAGACGCTGGTAATAAGATACTGTTTCGTGATCCTAAAAAGGCAGCGTCCGAATGAAAGCTAAAATGGTAATGATCTTGGTTGTGGGGCTAATCTTCCTGCTTGCGACCATAGTTATTGGCGATTTTTACATAGCCATAACCGAAAGCCGCCCACCCGACGAGTCTGTAATTAGGTTGCTAGAACACGCCATCATTGGCATCGTAAGTCTTTGTGCTGGATATATCGCAGGTAAAGACAATGAGTCCTAAGAAGTTAGAACCTAAATCGCGCTATGCCCAGTACGACCTTGATGGGGATGGGACAGTAAGCGATGAAGAACTTGCAAGAAATCAAGAGCTTGTTGAGATCGAACTGCGTGAAGAGAAAGCAGATAGTCAACGAAGAATGGCTTGGGTTAGTCTTAGTAGTATGGTGGTTTTCGCTTTACTACCACTTCTGCCCTTCATACCTGAGTCTCGTTTGTCCACTTTGGCTTCACTAAGTGATATGTTATTTCTTAGTCAGGCAAGCATAGTAGGTCTATACTTTGGTGCTACAGCGTACATGGCAAAACGATGAGCATACTCGCATCACTAATAGGGCCAGCTACCTCTTTGCTCGACAAGGTTATTGAAGACAAAGACGAAAAGAATCGAATCGCTTTTGAGTTGAGCACGCTTGCAGAGCGCCATGCCGCTGAACTTGCCAAGGGACAGATGGAGATCAACAAGGTCGAGGCTGCTCACAAGTCGTTGTTTGTGGCTGGATGGAGGCCAAGCATCGGTTGGTGCTGTAGTCTGGGGCTTCTGTACCATGTATTAATTGCACCCATCGCAGGCATTTGGGTAGAAGTTCCAGAAATAGATCCGTCGTTGTTAATGACTACTATGACCGGGATGCTCGGCCTCGGCGCTATGAGATCCTACGAAAAAACTAGGGGAGTTAGCAGAGAAAAGTAATGACTGATTTAATTGAAATGCTAAAACGCCACGAAGGTGTTCGCTCTAAAGTTTATATGTGCTCTGCTGGCTATGAAACTATAGGCGTTGGTCGCAACATCGCTGAGTCTGGTCTTGGGTTGTCTGATGACGAAATAGATTATCTTCTGAACAACGACATAGAGCGTGTCCGACAAGAGCTAACTGACACATACTTCTGGTTCCCTGCTCTTAACGAAGTGCGTCAAGATGCGATGATAGATATTAGTTTTAATCTAGGTCAGACAAGACTGCGTGGATTTATTAAAGCGATTGAAGCTATGTCTCGTGAGCAGTTTGATATCGCAGCCGATGAATTTATGGATAGTCGCTGGAGTCAACAAGTAGGCAATCGTGCAGTAGAAGTGACTGAGATGATTCGCACAGGAGAGTATCAGTAATGCCTCTTCAAAAATATATATTTAATCCTGGGATCAACAAAGAAGGAACAGATTACTCTGCTGAAGGAGGGTGGTTTGATTCTAATTTAGTTCGTTTTCGCAAAGGATTGCCAGAAAAAATAGGCGGGTGGCAAAAATATATTGAAACTTCTTATGAAGGAACAGGTAGGAAGTTACACGGCTGGGTAGATTTAGACGGTACGAAACTTCTAGGGCTTGGCACACGGTTTAAACTGTATATCCAAGAAGGCACTAGCTACAACGATATTACCCCGATTCGTGCAACCACTTCAGCGGGGGATGTTACATTTAGTGCGACTGATGGTTCAAGCACTCTTACCGTTACAGATTCTGGACACGGAGCGGTAGAAGGGGATTTTGTTACTTTTTCTGGGGCAGCAAGTCTCGGTGGTAATGTTACGGCTGCAGTGTTAAATCAAGAATATCAAGTTGTATCTGTTCCTACAGCTAATACTTTTACGATAGTTGCAAAAGATACTGACGGAGCTACGGTTACTGCTAATAGTAGCGACAGCGGTAACGGTGGGGGTAGTGTTGTAGGTGCTTATCAAATTAATTCTGGTCTTGATGTTTTTGTAGACGGTACAGGTTGGGGTGTGGGTGCTTGGTCTTCAGGCACTTGGGGGTCTACAACTTCATTAGGAGACGCTAACCAGTTACGTCTATGGTCGATGGATAACTTTGGCGAAGATTTAATTTCTAATCCTCGCGCAGGAAGTATTTATTACTGGGATAAAACTAACGGGTTAAATACACGAGCTGTTGCTTTATCTTCTTTAGCAGGGGCTAATAAAGCTCCGACTAAAGGATTACAAGTTTTAGTATCAGACGTTGATAGACACGTTATTGTTTTAGGTGCAGACCCAATAAGTGGAGGCTCACGAAGCGGAACTATTGACCCGTTACTGGTTGCGTTTTCTGATCAAGAAAATGCTGCTGAATGGGAACCTTTAGCTACTAATACTGCAGGGTCATTACGTTGTTCCGCTGGTTCAGAAATAATCGGGGGATTACGCGCTCGTCAAGAAACTTTAATCTGGACTGACGTTGCGTTGTACAGTTTACAATTTATTGGGCCACCAAATACTTTCGGTTTAGTTTTACTGAACGAAGGGGTTAGTCTTATTGGCCCGAATGCTGCCGTAAATACTCCTAATGGTATTTTCTGGATGGATAAAAAAGGTTTTTATCTGTACAACGGTTCAGTGCAACCCCTTCCGTGTACTGTTCAAGCTTTTGTTTTTGATAATCTTAACGAAAAACAAGCGTTCCAAGTATTTGGGTTTGTTAATAAACAATTCGATGAAGTAGGTTGGTTTTATTGTTCAGGCGAAAACACTGTTATTGATAAGTATGTAGCTTATAACTATGTCGAAAACTCTTGGACTATCGGGGAACTTTCGAGAACAGCTTGGTTGGATGAAGGATTAGTTTCTTTCCCTAGAGCAGCAGGAAAAAGTAGCGATACTCCGTATCTGTATTCTCATGAAACAGGATTCGATGATGACGGTTCTCCGATGAACAACGTTTTTATTGAAAGTGCTGACTTCGATATTGGGGATGGACAGGAGTTTCAGTTTATTAGACGGTTTATCCCTGATATTAAATTTACTGGTAATTCTTCTGGGACACAGAAGATAAATTTAGTTTTAAAAGCTCGTAATTTTCCAGGACAAACACTAACTACTGATCAGACTAGTTCGTTTACTGCTACGACTACTAAAGTAGATACGAGAGCGAGAGGGCGACAAGCAGCGGTACGGTTTGAATCTGATGACGATGCAGAAACTGTAGATAGGTTAGGAGTTGGTTTTAGGATTGGCGCAACAAGGCTAGATGTTCAACCTAACGGTAGACGTTAATGGGAAGAATACTTCCAGGAAGATTACCTCAAGCGGCGGCAGCTACAGTAGAAGCGCCTACGTTTAACAGAGCTATGCGTCTGTTAGAGCTGAACGTTGGTAATTTTGACCCTGATCGTACTCCTCAGTACACTTCAACTAACCGTGATACATTGTTTTTCGAAAAAGGCGATGTTATTTGGAATACTACAGAGAACGTTCTTCAAGTATATTTGGGGAATTCTTGGCAGAATATTTCAACGCCAAGCACCTCTGGGGTTAGCGCAACAGGGAGTATCGGGACAGTTAGTGTTGCTACCAACGGTAACGTTGTAGTGTCGTTATGAAGAAGACTAAGAAACAACCTAAAGTTCCTGCAAAGTATTTAGCTGGTCTTTCTACAAAAGAAAAAGCAAAACGTAAGAAAGAAATAGCTAAAAACAAAAAGAAGTCTCTAAGTGATCCTTCTGCTTATAAATTTTCTACAGATAAGAAAAAAGGTAAGCGTAGGAAAACAGTTGAGTCTAAATATACACGGCGCTTTAGAGAGAGGTTTGGTACAAAATCATGAGTCTTTCAGCTAAAACTAAAAAGGCTTTGTCTAACAAAGCTGAAGCTGCTCGTAAAAAAGGTAAAAAAGTTACTGCTGGGCAACTCGGTCGTGTTTACAAACGAGGGTTAGCTGCCTATAAAACAGGGCATCGTCCTGGAACTTCTCAACATCAGTGGGCAATGGCTCGTGTTAATTCTGTGCTTACTGGCGGTAAAGCAGCTACAGTTGACAAAGACATAATGAAAGGCGGGAAAGCTAAAAAGAAACCTGCCAAGAAGAAAAGTTCATGACTAGACTATTCGACGACGAACAGACTATTTCTTTAATTCGTTCTATGGCGAACCCTGAATCTAATGCTCGTAAGATGGCAGAGCAAAATCAAGAGATTGGTGTTCCGTCTGATATTACTAACGATATTCTTAATAAATACGCTACATACGGTGCTAATACAGGCATCGGCAACCTTGGGGGAAGCCGACTAGTAGAAGCGATAAATGATCAATACCGTAAAGAAATAGATGAGCCTTTACAACAACAAGAACAAATAACAAAAGCGCAAGCAGGAGTAGCCACCGCTAGTATTCCTCCGATTGACCTCACAGCACTTTTAGAAGGTTTACAAGCTGACGCTGCTTCTGAGGCAATAGCTTCTTATAACTCCCCCGTTACGATAGAAGCTACACCGCCGACTGTTGATTCTTCTGTAACTCCTGAGGTTGCTGCTCCTAGTTTAGAAGATGCACAAGTCGAAACTAAAATAGAAGCACTTGAGCGATTTATAGAAGAAAATCCTGTGATCGCTAGACAACTAGGTCAAAGTGCAGGAACGCTTGCAAGCGTTTTAGCAAAACAAGCAATAGGCGAAGACGAAACAGAAAGAGTAGTTTCAGCTCCTAGACCTCGTTTCCAACCTTCGCGAGTCTCAACTCCTCGTATCGGTATGTCGGGGGGAGGAAAGCCGCCTGAAGGCTCTGTATTAGGCCGTAAACTCTTTTTAGAAGGCGGCGAGGTAGACGGTCCAGGAGGCCCAAAAGAAGATCTCGTACCTATCTGGGCGAGCGATAAAGAATACGTTATGTCGCACAAAGCGGTAAAACGAATGGGTGACGGTGATTTCGATAAAGGCATCGCAGCTCTTGATAAAATTAATTTTGGTAAATAACCATGGCTAACGAAACTGCATATAGTTATCAGGCTCCCGATCAACTTGTTTATAATTTATTAACAGGGGGAGGAGACCGTTTAGGGTTACTACCAACTGTTGAAGATTATTATCGTAGTCAAATTCAACAACTTGGCGGTGCAGATACTTCTCCGTTTACTTATACAGGTGAACGGATTGCAGGGTTTTCTCCTAGAGAAGAACTCGCTATGCAACTCGCTGACCAAGGTATCGGGTCATACGCTCCTTACTTAGCCCGTAGTGCAGGATTAACTGAAGAATCCCTAGCTACTTTAGCAGGGGGAACTTCAGAAGCAAAATCCCAGCTACTCCGTGCGTTACAACAAGGCGAAGACTATACAAAATTAGGTATCGGTCAAGGGTCTGAGTTTCTTGGCGAAGGTGTTGATAAAGCTAGTGAAGCTGAACAAGGTCTCCTTAATGCTTTAGCTGGGGTTCGTGGTCGTGGTGAAGCAGGATATCAATCAGGGCTTGCGAATATTTTACAAGGCACTCAAGAGGCTCGTACTGGTTTAGATCAAGCCTCACCGTTTTTTACCCAAGCTCGCGCTGAAGGATTAGCAGGAACAACAGAAGCTCTTACAGGGGTTCGTGCAGGGAGAGAATCTGAATTATCTTCTGCAGCTCAAGCAGAAGCTGCTGCTCGTCGCGCTACAGATATCCAAGATCCTTATTTACAAGAAGCGTTAGGACAAGTGCGCTCAAGCACCGCAGGATTCGACACTGCTGATATTGATCGTTTTCAAAATCCATTCGAAGAAGCCGTTGTACAACAAACAATTAAAGATTTAGAAAAAGCATCTAGACAAAGAGATATTGCTAGTGACGCAGCTGAAGTTACATCAGGCGCTTTTGGGGGATCTCGTTCTCGTTTAGGTGCTCAAGAAAGACAAATAGCTGAAACTCGTGGATTAGCTGAAGCTTTAGCAGGTATTCGTGGACAAGGGTTTACGTCAGCTAGAGATGCTTCCATGGGGGAGTTTGCTCGTCAACGTGGGGCTGAAGCTGGGGCAGGATCACAGATTGCAGGTCTTGGAGCACAAGCTGGTTCAGCACAAGCAGGATTAGCTCAAACTTTAGCTGGGTTAGGCGCTCAACGAGGTGCCGCTCAACGAGGTGCCGCTAGTGAAATCGCTGGGTTAGGTGCTCAACGATCAGGATTTGAAACAGGCGCAGGAACTGCGTTATCTAATCTTGCGCAACAACGATTTAATATCGGTACAGGAGCTGGGTCTCAACAAGCAGGATTAGCTGGTCAATCTGCAGCCCAACAATTAGGGGCAGCTCAAGCGGGACAAGCAGCTAAACAAGCTACTGCTGCAACGTTAGGTCAAGCTGGTCAACAAATTTACGGTATGGGAACTGGGGCTGGTCAGCAACTTTACGGTATGGGGACTGGGGCAGGACAACAGTTGAGTGGGTTAGCTGGTCAATTAGCAGGAGGCCAACAACAAGGCGCTCAAGCGATGGCAACGCAAGCCCAGTTACAACCACAATTACAAGCAGGAGACGTAGGTTCTCTAATGCAAACAGGCGCGATGAACCGTGCTAGAAACCAAGCACAGATGGATTTAAATTACCAGAACTTCGTAGGTCAATACAATTTACCAAATCAGTTACTTTCTGGTTACGCAAACTTCTTGACTGGTGCTGGCCCCTTAGCAGGTGGAACAGGATATTCTGGTACTGCTCAACAAACACCTTTCGGAGGCGGGGCATATACGAATTATGGTCCAGGATATAAAGAAGGTGGACAACCGATTCCTGAAGGAAATAAAGGATTAGCTGCACTAGCTAAAAAAGCCCCAGAGGTTGTTCGGAAGATGGGCTTTACCCCTGTTAAAAAGAATATGGGTGGGGGATTGTCAGGTCGTTTCCCAAGGGCTTCTCGTAAGTTAGGAGCATAACATGGCTAAGAACTTCGGATTTAATATCGGTGGTGGAGGAATCGCGGATCTAGTTGCTGCGCCTAAAGTTAATCCTATTCGTTCAGGACAGTTTGCACCTACCCCGCAACTTCGTAGAGACACTAAAGAACCGAAAAAACAAATAACAGGTGCGCTGCTAGGGGCTGCTTCTCCGTTTCTTGCTGAAGCAGGGGTAGCTGCTTTAGGGAAAATTCCTGGGTTAGAGGGTCTTTTATTCGATAAATCTCAACAAGGTTTTGATCCAGCAAGTTTAGGAATAAACACAGGGAAACCCGTTATACGAGACGGAACTAGTTTAGCTGTAGACCCTGTTGCACAAGAGCGTCGCAGATTAAGAGAGGCAGTAGACGCAGCTTTACCAATTTCATCTAGTATGCTGCCTAAGAAAAAGACTTTACTAGGTAGCGGATTATCTCAACTCCTTTCATATGCTCCTGGATTAGCATTAGGTGATGAAGACGATGGTTCTGCAGCTGCATTTATTTCAGCTGCTCAAGCTAGTAAAAAATTATCTTCAGCGTTAGATCAAACTAAATTAGATAATTATCTAAAACGTCAAACAGCTAGAGGAACTGCTCTTTCTAAAGATATTGATTTAGACAGATTGATTACATATGGGGCTTATTTGGACTCAGAAACTAACGAAGTTGTACCTTTAAAAAGAGATGTTCTAGTAAGTAAAGATGGTGCTCAAAGGTATGTAGTTAGTCAACAAGATCCGAAAATTGATAAGTATGTTGATGAGGATGGTAAAACCACAGTTATTCCTGCAGGGCAAGCGTACATTAACCGTAATTTATCTTTAGATGATGCGGATATCCCTGCGGCTCAAAAAGTTAATTTTATAAACACGAATGATCGATCTGAACGGGCGATAGGAACTTTCTATCCTGCTGTAATGAAACCTGACGGTACTCGTGCTCCTTTATTTGTTATCGAAGATCCAGAAGGCGGCCCAGCAAGAGTTTTAGAAGATTGGAAAACTTTAGGTAAAAACTGGATATTAGATAGTCCTGGAATAGAGAAAGACCCGTCTCTAGGAAAAGGTAAAAGCGAAGTATCTGATTTATTTAAAGACCTAGATCTATCTTACGGTGCTTTAAACAGCACGTTAAATTCAGCGAATGTTGTTTTACAACTTGCTCAAGACGCAGTAGAGCAGGGAGATTCTTTACAAGCATTTACTAAAACTGGTGTGTTTTTAAATAAATTATCGTCAAGTTTAAATTTAGAACTAGATTCGTTTAATCGTTTTTTAACTGACACAGTAGGAACTTCTTCTAATGAAATTATTAGAGGAAGATTAGCTCCTAAAGCCTCTGGAAATGTTATGGCTGTTTTTGCTGCTGCTAATAATCATGCTAGAGCATATGCAAATTACGATCCCAATGTTGGCCCTACAGCTGAAATGGAAAACGCAGATAATAAATTAATTTCTGCTTTAAATCGTTTAGAACAATCTACGGCTGGGCAAGTCCCTAATTTCTCTTTCGGAAATAGAGAGAAGATTACAAATAACGTTGTTCAAAGAGGACGATTAATAGCTGCTCAGATTAGATTGGCTTATTCAGCAGCAGCATCAGAAGGTCAAACAGGTCGAACCTTGTCAGATAAAGACGTTGCTAATTTCTTAGAACAAGTTGGTTACGAATCAAATAATCCTAAAGACGTTGGCACACGAACTGCAGAATTTGTAGCCACGTCAATTAGAAATCTAGATGATCGTAGTGCTACATTTGCAGATTTAAAACGTTTATCTAAGTCTACCGATCCTGCAGATCAAACTGAATTGAATCAAAGAATTTCAGATTTAGTAAGAATTAGTCCTGATAAATTAAACGAACTTACAAAAAGAAACCCAGACGGTTCGTATGTTCTTAGTGATGAAGAAGCTCAAAAGTTACAATCAGAAATAAAAACAGACATAAGTAGGTTGTCCACTTTAGCTACTCCTTACTTTTTGTACGATCCTAAAAGTCGAAGATTTATTTACAAATCTTATGAAAAAAGTTTTAGAGATAGAGCAATAAGCGATCCAATTATCAATAACTTTATGAAAGACGGTGGTTATTTCGATACGTTTGATATTGATAAAAACACGTTTATATACGATTTCGTAGGTTCTGGAAAACGTGCTCAAGCTCCTACAAACACTGCTACAGGTGGAGCTAATCTTGATGCACTAAGAAAGAAAATAAAATGACACAAGCTATACAGTTCGATAATGTATCAGAGAAGATAGTTTCTCCCACAACGTTATTTTATGGTAACGACTCTTTTGAAAAATTTAAAAAAGATAGAGAGGCTTATCTTAGAGGGCAAGCTATAGCTAAAAAAGATGCTCGAAACGACGAGACTTATAATTTTTTAGATATTATCGAAACTGCTCCTTATGAAACAGATGTAGCTTTTGAACCAACAGGTAAAGACGGAGAGTCTTACGGTGAAAAATATCCTAATGCTCGCGAACGATTTTTACAGTTAGATTTTTTAGATAACGTTCTTGATTTAGAAGCAGACTCCCCGTTACTTAATGAAGTCAGACAAGACTTAATAAAAGAAGGGTTTGTAACTGACGAAGGTAATCTAGACGTTGATAAATTACGTTCATTACATAATCCTGATCAATATAGAACGTTTTTAGAGTACGTTTTTTCTAACGAACAATTAGATGGACGACCTTACGAAGAAAGGAAAAGACCCGATACTCCAAGAGTAAGACTTTCTCCGATGCAAGCGGCTCGTGTTCCGTCTGGTCTTTCTAACGAATTATTCGATATAAACGAAGATCAACGAGCACAATACGCTGCTCGTGGTGCAGATCCTGATACTAATTATATGTCTTTATTAAATGACGAACAGCTTAACGATCTAACTCGGGGTCGTGTTGTTAGTCCCAGGACATTGAATAAACGAGAGTTAGAAAACCTGTTACGAAGATTCGATGAATCTGCTGTAGTGAATTATGTAGATTTTTCTCCAGAAGGCACTGAGTCTAATCAGTTTATTGTAACGAGTGATTTAACAGGGGGAGTTCCTGTTCCTTTCGGGAATATTCAACCGTTAGAATCTTTTGCAGAAGGAAATTTTAAAGATTTAACAACAGAAATAGATGTGTTTTTATCACAAGAAGCCCCCGCAGCCATAGCAGGAGGCGCTTTTATAAAACTGCTTAGAGAAGGATTAAAAGGTAGAGCAGAAAAACAAATCGAAAGAAATATTCAAAAAATAGAAAAAGGCGAAACTATTTTAGAAACGTCGGGGTCTATTTCGACGTTAGGTAAAATAACAGGGTACGCCACCGTTTCAGGTATTGGCGAAGCCTCAGCGGAGGCGGCTAAACTATTATACGCGAGAGAAGCAGGATATCAGCCTGATATAACTGATCGTCGTATTTGGGAAATTTCTGGTTTAGCAGGTATTTATGCTGCTGGGGGAGAATTTGGTTCTGAACTAGCTTTAAAAGCATATGGCAAAGTAAAGAATATGTTTACAGGCGAACGGTTGCCTGAAGATCTATTAGCTAGGTTACGAGCTTCTGGAGAATACCTAAGAAGAAAACGAAAGCGTGCGATGGGAGAATTACCTACAGACGCTGAAGTTTCTACTGCGACCATGAATGAATACATTATGGAAGCAGGTGGAGAACTAGGCGAAGATTTAAATTCGTTAAGTGACCTTACTAACGATCAAGTTCTTAGATCCATAGAAAATAATCTTTTAGCTGTTATGGATCAAGGAACTGAAGGGTATAACGCTTTAAACAGGATTTTAGAAAACCAAGGTGGGGCGTTAGATAGATATTATGAAGCACTCAACGTTCGATTAGGGCCAAATAAAAAACTAGATCGAGAGACCTTTAACGAATTTGTCAACAGGGTTCGTATAACGAATCGACAGAAACGTAAAGAAGCTATACAAGACGATATTTTTGATATCGAAAAACAACTTGATTTAGAAGAAACGATCGTTGACGAGAGAGCTGTTGGCCCGACTTCAGATGTAGTAGCAGATGTGCAGAATATAGTAGAGGGAGGCAGACCCTCTTACCCAGAATATTCATCTGAGCTAATGACGATGTATCGTGAGTTTGTTGACCCTATTCGCGGTAAATACGATGATGTTTTAAGTAAAACAGTGACAGATATAGATGGTAACGATTTTCAAGTTTACCAAGAACCTGTTGTGCCGCTCCCTAAATATATTGGTGAACAATTAAATCGAATGTTGAACGCTAATAAACCTGAGGATCGTATTTTTGGTTCTGCAGACGATGCTGAAGTTGCAGAAATGATTCGGGGTATTTTACAAAACCGAGCAGATGAAGGAATCAGTATTCAACAATTAGCTGATCCTAAAAAGTTCGAAGCTCAACGAAGGTTTTCTATCGAAGAAATTACTCGAACAATGGAAAATTTAGAGAGTATGTTTAACTCTCATCCGAATCAAAAAGTAAGGGAGGAAGGGAAAAAATTATTGCAAGGTCTTGCAGATGCAAGAAGCGAAGCCTACCGTATTCAATATAAAAAGATTACAGGGTCTCGTTCTGTACCTACAGAAGCGAACAATCCTGATAAATTTAGACAAGATGTTTTATCCGTGGTGGGTGGAGATATTAATGATGTCAAACAAGAAATCATTAAACAGCAAGACATAGCTAACGGAAGATATTTTTATCAGATCGCCACAAAAGAACCGAGTGAGTTAGGCTCCTATGTTTTAAACAGTAAACCATCAGATGTTGAAGGTTTGTTACAAGTTCTTTCTGAATCTCCAAACGGATTGGAAAAAATACAACAAATTAGAAAAGTAGTTTTTGATGCAATAGATCAGGAAATATCTGGGGATGCAATAAACACCGTCCAACAAGCTAATCGGTTAAGTAAATTAAGTTCTCGCAATCGAGAACAACTTCGGTTATTGTTCCCTAGAACAGAATTAAATCCGAAAGATTTCCAGAAAATTAGATTAGATCTTCAAAACAGTGAAAGACAGCTTACCCAAGTTAATTCTGTGTTAGAAAACATGATTAACCCAGAAACTGGGGATTTTGTACAAAGTCCGATAGAAGTCGTAGATGCTTATTTTAGGATGTCTCCTGAAGCTAAAAGAGATTTTAGAGGTACAGAAACATGGTCTCAATTAAAAGAACTTTCGGCTATTGCAGACGAGTACCCAGATTTAAGAACTGCTTTTAGAACTGATTTTCAAAGAAGAATTGAAAATTTAGCTGGGGTTGGTGTTGATGCAGTCCGAGGACGAAGTAAGTTTCGTGGGGCTAAAGATCGTATAGATACAGGTTTTGATTTAGACGAGCTTACTGATTTAGTTCTTTATGCCCCTTCAGATAAAGATTTAGCTCAAGATTTATCCCTTATAGTCGGAGAAAAAGAAGCCCTTAGTTTTGCTAAAAATTTAAGAAATTTTGCTCGTCGTGCAAAAATTCTTGTAGCAAAAGAAAGAAGAACTCCGCAAGAAGCAAGAGGTGAAACTCTTGAAACCATTATGGAAAGAGCTGTAGGCACAATAACAGCTGTTCGTAAAGGAGCTTTCGGAGCTTTGTCTCGTGGGGGGTATAGAGCAAACCTGTTATTAGGGGAACTTTCTCCGAAGGTCGCAAATCATTTCGCTATGATTTTAGCTAACCCTAAAAAATTAGATGAGTTTATGAAAGTGTATGATACTAAACGGCTTCCTTTGAGTGATTCGTTGCGGTTGATAGAACAGATTGCTTTAGGTAGAGAAGGGGCAGAAGTTTCAGAAGAAACTGAAGTTGAAAAATTTAGAAAAGAAGTAAGAGAAGAATTTAACTTATGAAAGTACAACTTTTCCAACCTCCTTTAGAAATGTCCTACGGCGGCGAAGTCGAACCTCGTAAAATGCAACGAGGTGGAGAACCTGGAATCGGGTTTAATCCTCTTCAAAATATTAATTTTACTAATATTAACGAAGACATCGCACAACAAGTTAGAGATTCTATTGCAGAGTCTATGCAAGGCATGCCGAACTATGAGCAGATACTTGCTAATATAGAAAGTAGATTAGATAGTGGACTTAGTGAACAAGACGTAGCTACTCAAATATCCGAAGCTGTAGCCAGTTTACCAGAGGGACTCACCGAAGCAGATATACAGCGGGTTATTGATGCTAATCCTGGATTAACAAGAGAGGATGTTCTTTCTATTGTTGAATCTAATCCTGGAATATCTTTCCAAGATGTTGAATCAGCTATTAATACAGCATTAGAAAGTTCTCAAAGTGAAATTTTTTCAAGTATTCAAGAACTTAGAGCATTAGCAGAAAGGTTGTATGAGGAAGAAGATTTCCGTAGAGATCCTAACGAAGGGGATGTTGATGCACAACGAGAAATACAGCGTGAACAATTTATAGAAAACTTTATTGAACAAAATAGAGATCGTTTAATTGGAGAAGCCCCAGATTTTCAACAGCTTATTCAAAATCAGATTAATAACCAGATACAAGATGGAACAATAGCTTCTGGGGATATAGTTACAGAACAAAGTTTAGCTGAACGATTAGCTGCGGGAACTTTAACTCCTGAAGAAATTCAACAAAGAATTGATGCAGGAGATATTACTAAACAAGATGTATTAGATTTAATTCAAGGTGGTTTTTCATTTAATGAAGGTCAGTTTGCTCAACTATTTAACGCAGGAATTTTAACTAGAGACGAAATCGCAGCTTTAGTTGATCAAGCTATTTCTGAAATTGAAACAGAAGAAGGAATTACTGCTGACGAAGTTCAAGAAATAGCAGAAGCAGCAGGATTAACAGAAGACCAAGTTCTTGAATTAATTGGGACTCAATTAGAAGGGTACAGCCCTGATTTAGATTTATCTCAATACGCTACTCAGGAACAACTTGGTGATTTTGCTACTCAAGAACAACTTCAAGGGTTAGAAAGTATGTTCCAAAACTACTTGACCCCTGAGCAATTACAAAGTTATCTTCCTCAAGAAGGACAATACATTACTCCTGAGCAATTAGCAGAAGCCACCGATAATGATTACGATGAAGTTATTAAAGGATTGACTGATCAATTAGGAGATTTAGAAACTAAATATCAAGATGTCCAATCTCAATACGAAGCAGATGCAGTACAATCTCAAATAGATCAAACTAAAGATGATTTAAATAATTTCTTTAGAGGAGCGGTACCTTCAGGACCGCGAACAGGGTCTACTTCACAATTTAGTTCAGGTGCTTCTTTCCTTCCTGGAGGCAGTCCGATGGCAAATCTTATTGGTGGTCAGCGGCAAGGATTAGGACAAGACCCGTTTAGCACATATTTAAAAACATTTACCCCTAGCTATACCCCATATGATGCACCTGTTACTCCAGAAGAATACGGTCAAGCGAGCACTCCCTTGATAAGCACCCAATACACTAATCCGTTTACTGGGGGTAGTTCTTATTCTGGAGGGTATAATCAAGGTGGTCAGGTTTCTAACGGCATTATGGATCTTACTAATTTCGATACTAATGTCCAACCTTTTCAAAATGCCTTTAGGCCGAACGTACCAAGGAATTAATTATGGCTATGCCACTTAACGAAATGCCCAGCCGTTTAGATCAGATGAGAAATGAAGCTGCAGATCCAATGATGGGTGGGCCGATGCCTTCTGCACCGATGCCTTCTGCACCGATGCCGCCTACTGAAGAACCCGCTACTGATGATCGTATGGGAGAACTTTTAGCTGCTCTAGGTGGAGAGGGTGAGATGATGCCCCCCGAACCTGCGATGGAAGAAAGTCCTATGGTTATTGGTAGTGCATTAGCTCAAGCTGCTGTAGAAAATACTGGTTCTGTCGCAGAAGCTAAGGCGTCTCTTGAAGCTGCTTTAGCCGAACTAGATGCGATGTCAGCTTAACCAGTTCTTCCACTTTTCATCGCCTAAGACTTCTTGGGCGAGGTCAAGTTTATTACGCAAAGCTGTTACAATCTTTTCGTCTATCGTATCTTTACAGACTAAATCAACATAAGTTACTTTGTTGACTTGTCCGATACGATGGGCGCGGTCTTCTGATTGCAATCGTTTTTCTAAATCAAAACTGTTTGAGTAATAAATTACGTTTTGTGCTTGGGTAAGCGTAATACCGTAACCTCCTGTCTGTGTATTGCCTACGAAAAACCGTAGCGGAGACTCAGGGTCTTGAAAGTCTTTAATAACCCGTTCTCTTTCATCTACATCAGTATCACCGAAATAACTAGCTACAGCGTCTACTCCGAACAATCCCTGTAGAGTTTCTACAATCTCTAAAATATTTTGTCGGTAATTTGCCCAGATAATAGTTTTACCTTGCATCTCTCCGATAACTTCTAACAGCTCGTCAATCCTGTTATTCTCTATAGGGGTTTCTGTTCCGTCATCACTTTTTACATGACCGCATACAATCTGGTGCAGCCTAAGTAACTGGGTGAGTATATTCGTAACACTTATTAATTCTTTGTTTTCAAGTTCAGTAATCGCTAGGTTTTGTAGTTCAGAGTACAACTTCTTTTGTTCCGCTGTGAGCGTAACGTCTCTACGGATATACAGCTTATCGGGGAGGTCTAGGCACTCTTTCTTTAGTACCCTATAAGAAAACGTATCTAGCTTCTCCGTAAGTTCTTCTAGGTTCCTATACCCTACTACCTGTCTAACGGTACGGCCCCCGAAATAGCGATTTACGACCTCTCCGAAGTGGTTTTGAAAAGAGTAATACGAAGTATACCCTAGCATCGCTGGGCCTAAGACTTCTGTCTGACTGTATAAGTCAAGCGGAGATTTAGTAATTGGTGACCCTGTTAGTAATCTTTTGAATTTAGTATTCTTAGCTAACTTAACGATAGCTTTCGTTCGTGCTGCTTTCGGGTTCTTGATGGTCGTAGATTCGTCAATCGCGAGTAGTGTCTGGTGTCCTAAGATAAAGTTTTCAGTAAACTTGACACCTTTCTTCGTGCTTAGAGCTTCAACGTTTACAACAAAGATTTTTAGTTTATCTACGTTGATATCAAACAACTTCATCAATGCAGCTTTTTCATCTTTGCGTGGTGCAGGAGACCATACCGCTACATGACGGTCGATATATTCGGGCATATGGTCAGGTATTTCTTTAGTAGACCAATTTTTAAAAACACCCTTCGGTGCAACAATTACCGCTGCGTCGATAGCTCCTTTCCCATACAGAATACCAAGGGTATCTATCAATACCTTAGACTTACCTGTACCCATTTCCATGAATAGACCGTAAGCCTCTTTATTCCATGAACGGGTAAGTGCCGTTTTCTGGTGCGCAAAAGGTTGCGTCTTGAATTCGTATTTCAACGATGTTCCTTTCTAAGTTCTATAGAGTAGTTTAAGAATATATATA